TCTCGGTAGTTAACAAACTTATCCCAATCAATAGGAGGGTTCCAAGAATAATGCGTTTGAGATGTAACCAGTGCATCTCTCTCTTCGGTATTTCCAAAGAATTTTATTTGATTTTTAAAATCTAAGTAATCATAAAAAGAATCTATCTTTCCATTTTCTTTAGAAACAACTCCGGGTTCTAACTGATATCTACTTCTTAAAGTATTATCCGAGTCAAGATAAACATCCTTTCCTCGATAAGTTTTACCGTATCGACGACCGACATATCCAACATTTTTTTGAAGGACGCCGGGTTGTATTAAAGGATCAACAACACCAGATAAAAATTTGTCATTTGTATCTGTTCTAAAAACTGTAGGGAGTAGATCTACAGCTTGTCTTAATGGTAATCCGCTTTGTGGAAACTTTTTATCTGCCATGGTGTTATGTCGTTGTTACTATTTGGTTGGTTGTTGCTCTAACTTCAGCTGCTGAGATCGTAGAAACTATTCTAATATCATCGACTGTTGCTCCGCTTACAAATATTTCGTTGGGTTTGCTTTGAATTTCAAATAGACTGCCAAATGCTTGTGTAGTCTGTGTAGGCAAAATAACCATATTGCTAACGTCTGGTGAAACAGAGTTTAGAACATATGTGGTCATTTCACTAAGATAAAATTTATCTCCAAAATCCCAGTTATTGATATCAAAGAAAGTGTTAATGGCATTGATGATCCTTACTTTAAGATCATTGTCATTTACTGCTTTGTTAGGATTCTTAACTACTTTTATTTGTGCCTGTAGTTTTTCATCAGCTTTAGATCCAAATAATATTTTGTATTTTACAGGGTGATAAATGATCTCATCACTGATAGATTTGATAGAGTTTAGTTTTGATCCAAAGTTAACTCGGAGGCCATCACTAGATGGCGCTTCTGGCTCAGTTGAAACTGCGCCTGCTAGATAGTTTCTAAAACTAGTGTCGTAGCTTCTTGTCAATAGGTAGATATCTATAATGTTGCTAACACTAGGATCAATTCTTCTGTCAACGCCTGCATTGTGTATATACTGAAACTTTAAGTTCCTACGACCAATATTGGCCTTGTAGTTGCTTTTTAAATCTAAAGTGTTGGTTGTTTTATTAACTTGTTTAACTCTATTTTCAGCACTATCATAAAAATATATTAGTTGACCGTCTGTAAAATCAGTTATGTTTATACTGCCTTCTGTTTGTCTAACTAGGATTAGATCATTGCTGTTATCAACTAACGTATAGATTGTTGAACCAGTATCATCAACTATTTCCTCGAAAAACAAATATTGAAGATTTGAATCAGGACCAACAAGAATCTCAAAAGATTCCGGATTGTCTATTATCGAATCGCTGTTAGTATCATAGAATGCAATTTTTATCTCTGAAGTACTTTCGTAGCCATCTTCAAATTTAATAGTGTCGTCAATCTGAAAAGGCACATTTTGATTTAATGCAGATATTAGATTTGCACCGGTATTGATTCCTAAAATATTAACAGTATCTTTAACAACATTGCCTGATTGATCATTGTATTGCTTTTGATCTACATCAAAATAAAATCTGTTCTGCTCTACACTTCCAAAAATGTAATCCATTGCTCTGACTCTAACAACATACTGATCAATGTCTTTAACAAAGGCAATTATCCAAGATGCATCAATATTGCTCTTTGAAGTATCCCCTGCTTTTCCTAGACTGAAGTTTGATGTTAAATCTAAGTTTGAAGATGTGATAATATTCCAAGATGTAGTAAGATTATCATATCTTAAACCAAAGTTTAAGTTCTGAGAAACCAATGTCACTATCTCAAGCTCAAGGTCGGTTGTAAGATCATTGGTAAATCTAGGAACGATTCTACTTGCAATAGCGCCTGTTGGAACTGGTACATTTAACGAAACTGCTCCAAGGCCGTTAGAAAGTACACCGCGACCGGCATTAGTACCGTCGCCTACTATTTTTACAACCTTAACCCATAGTCTGTCTGTTTGCTCAGAATCAGTTGTATCTGTAGTTACCAGTTTGCCTTTCTTGAAAGACTTGCCCGATGGTGCTACAAATTTTATCAATGACCCATAGGTTAGATATTTTAAACTGTTTGTTGAATATACTCCAACTTTCAATAAAGACTGATCAACAGCATTTTTAAAATAACCTGTTGATAGATTTACATCTGATGTTGTGTTGTTCCAGATAACATTAGTATCAGTAAACAATATTTTGTCAAACTTAGTGATATAAAAATTATAAACATCAGTGTCAGTAAACACCTTTTCAATGTTTCTTCTAATAAAGTTAATAATATCAACCGTGCTTGTAAACTTAAAATGTAACTCTCTTTCTTTTTCTTCTTTGTAGATATATCCGTCATCTGCAAACACTGTAATATCACTATACTTTCCAGTAGCGTCAATGATATCAAAGTTTCTGCTGATACCGCTAGATGTTCTATTAACTGATTTAATTTTTAAAATATCTTGACTGCTTGATAATGGAGCAAGATTATAATCTTCTCCTGTAATCATTCTGTTTTGTGTATAGTATACCGCAGGTGCATTAGTTCTAATGCTGTTGATGGATTCTGCAGCAGCTGATGAGCTTACAGTATATTGTAGGGCCAGACCAACTGTTAGAGTATGTGCGATTCCTTGCTTATTAAAATATGGAATAGCAATGTTGATACCTCGCATCTCTGTCGGAGCGATAGCATAGCTAAGTCCATTGCTTACTCGATAATATACACGGAATGACCCTTGTGGAAGATTACCGTATACTCCGTCGGCAAACACCAGATCAATTCTGTCACTTTCTTTTGTAACCACTGAATAGATGTTTCTAACATTTTGTGATACGCTGTTATAGGCAATGTTATTTCCTATCAAGTTTGACACCTGGGTCCACTGGTCTTGTTGAGCTCCTACCGCATCGAGCTTATACAGCCAAACATCGTTGTTATTGATATTTTGACTGTCGACAGAAATAGTCTCGTTGGTTGTCGGAACGGCGATGCTAAAATCTGCTAGTTCCAAACTACCTTGTTTGAACATTAAGAAAAAACCAGTTGAAGAACTTGCTGGACCGGTACCGTCGTTTCTATAGATAAATCCTAACTGGTTTCCTGGAACTGGCGGTTCTTCATAGATGTATTCTTGGTCTTTGAAAGTTGTGCTCACTAACTCAAAGGCCATAGAACGACCAGCAACGGTCTTTGAATATGTGTAGATAGGCACATCTGTGCTGTTAGTTCTAAATCTGTATTGTTCTGTTGGAATGCCTTGGATTGTGTCAGATCCTTGACTACGGCCAAACTCTGTGTTGTCGGCCATCGATGAATTTAACACAGTAATAAACTGTTCTAACCAGTTGGTATTTGTAGGATCATTCCAAGAAATCACTTGTTGCGCGAGATTTTTTCCATTGCTATCTAGTAGAGTTTCAGTGGTAGTCACTGAAGTAAATTTTAAAAGTCCTTCGGAAGCAATATTTCTTTTAGCATTATAGCTCAACATGCGAGCTATACGTAATACACTGTCTTTTCTTTCTGCAAGTTCAATAAAGTTTTCGCGGCTGGCTAGATCGATACGGAATGCTAGACTTTGGCCGAGGAAAGCAACTGCATCAATCAGCGCAAGATATTCGCTTGATTCAATGTAATCGTTGAAATCTTCTGGGTAGTTTTCTCTAAGATAGGTGATGATAACTCTACGAAGATTTTCAAAATCGTAAGATTTAAAATCAGCATTTTTAAATGTCTGATAAATCCGTTTCCAATCTTCATTAAGAATTAGGTTATTTTGTCTTGTTGTAGTTGTCATCGTTTGTTCCTATATCATATTTACCAAACAAAATTAACTGCTTAGTTTATGACTGAGTTGTTCTTGTCAAAGTCAAAGGTCATACGTTCATTGATATTAAACGGAATATAAACAATGTCAGCTTGTATACGTATGCCCTGCTCTGTGCTGTCAACAGTTATTCCATTGACAGCTATTCTTGGATCGTAGTTGATGATATCTTCTACGTCTTTGGTAATAATAGCTTTTGCTTCCGGAGTAAACTGTTCAAATATCATGTCCCAGATCACTGTGCCAAACTCTGGGTTTTCTAGCTTTTCACCTTTGCGAATATAAAAGTGATTTATAATATCTTGTTTTACTAGGTCGATATCAAATAACTTGAAGTTCTTGTTAGACGAGTTAGAGCTAAATCCTTTGTATGTAAACAAAGTTC